AATGAATCGGCTTTAACTTCGGTAGAACGTGCAGCAATTGAACAGTATGGTCTCACTAATCTTAGCGAATTTATGGGCAAGAAGCCCGACGCAAAAGAATTGGAGATTATTAAAGAGATGTTCGAAGCCTCAGTCGATGGTGAAGCATATGATAGAGAACGCTGGGGTAATTATTATCGCCCAATCGGGCTAAGGTCTGAAGAAAAGACTGAAACAACTTCTGACTCTGGTGATGCCACTAAGAAGCAGATTGCTGAATTTGAAACAAAGCCAAAGCAAGAGAAGATTGAAGTTACAACTGAAACCAATCCAATTGATGCGCCCGCGCAAAAAGCAACCACGAAAGAAATCATGGATATCATCCGTGCTCGTGGTAAGAAAACCGAATAATCTAATATCGGGGAAGTAGAGATACTTCCCCTTCTTTTAATCAGAAGGATAATTATGAGTAAATTACACCCCGAAAACATTGCAAAGGTTTGTCATGAAGCAAACCGGGCATTTTGCCAAACCCTAGGAGACTATTCTCAGCCAAAATGGGAAGATTCCCCTGAATGGCAAAAAACATCCGCTATTAATGGAGTTCAATTTCATCTTACGCATTTAGCTGCTGGAAAGAAACCAAAAGCGTCAGCTTCCCACGATAATTGGATGAAAGAGAAGACAGAGAACGGCTGGGTCTACGGTCCGGTTAAGTCCCCAGAGAAGAAGGAACATCCGTGTTGTGTTCCCTATGAAGAATTGCCATTCGAGCAAAGAATGAAAGATTATATTTTCTCTGCTATCGTGCAAGCGTTTTTCGAAGCAGAATAAAAGGAGAACCATGTCAAGAAATGAAGATGTTTCATTACCACCAAACGGGATGACGCTGCTAACTCTATCCCACAATGTAGAATCACACAGCAAAACCCTCAATAACCGGTTGAATACCCTATTAGAATTGTTCGAGGATCAGCGTGATCAGAAGAAATGTGAAGGGATTACTAAACTTTCGGACGCGCCGCCAGAAGATATTTTCAGTACACTGTATCGCACGTATGATCGGTTAGAAGACTTGATTAGTATCGTTGAGATTTTTCAAAATCGTATTGGACACTATAAGGAACTCAGCCAACCACAATGCGAAGAAGGATATGCTGGAGCCAATACTAAACCACAGCGGGGGTAATATAAAATCAGATGCGGAGATCTATAAATCATTTGACGGCAGGGAATGGGCTCACGAGTTCGTCGAACATATCAAGAATAATCCAAGTATTGCTACAGACGAAGACACTATGACCACATGGTTCTGTTCGGCGTTGATGCGCGGGTATGATGAACATTATTGGCGCAGTGAAGAATATAAGAAATCAATTCGCCGTGTAATGGTTCCATTTTGGAAACGATTCTTTGTTTCTTTAGACAATTTTGGACATTAAACAATAGGAGAAGAAAGGTGGGAAAACCATTTGATGTAAGTCGTTTTAGAAAAGGAATCACCAAGAGTATTGATGGAATATCGGTGGGTTTCCGGGATCCGAAAACATGGATTAGCACCGGCAACTATTGCTTAAATTATTTAATTAGTGGGGATTTTACAAAAGGTATTCCGCTCGGTAAGATAACCGCATTTTGTGGGGCGCCAGCGGCCGGTAAGAGTTTGGTGGTATCCGGTAATATTGTAAAGAACGCCCAAGATCTAGGTATTTATGTTATTTTAATTGATACAGAGAATGCGCTAGATGAGAAATGGCTTCATGCACTAGGCGTGAATACAAGTGAAGAAAAGTTATTGAAATTAAATATGGCCATGATAGGGGATGTGGCAAAACTCCTCAATGATTTCATCAAGCAATACCGTGAAATTCCAGAAGAGGATCGTCCTCCTATTCTTTTTGTCATTGATTCAATTGGTATGCTGCTGACTGATACTATGGTTAATCAGATGTCCACCGGCCTTCAAGGCGATATGGGAATTAAGGCAAAGCAATTAAAGGCATTGATTACGAATTGTGTGAATACGTTTGGCGATTTGGATATGGGTATGTGCGTAACAAATCACGTCTACGCTGCACAAGACAAATATACAGACGATACAATTTCTGGGGGAAGTGGCTTTCTCTACTCTAGCAGTATTATTGTAACTATGGTCCCTTTAAAACTGAAAGAGGATGAAGACGGAAACAAGATAACTGAGGTTCGTGGTATTCGTTCGAAATGCAAAGTCGTTAAATCACGATATAATAAACCATTTGAATCTGTTGAAATTAAAATCCCATATGAGCAAGGCTTAGATCCATACTCAGGATTATTTGATCTATTCGAACAGAAGAAACTATTACCAAAAGATGGGAACCGGTATGTTTATACTGATTTAGCTGGAGTTCCTCACAAACATTGGAAGAAGGAATATCTCCGAAATGAAGACGGGATTCTAGATCTGATGATGAGTGAGTTCAATAAAGCAATGGAATTACATGCACCAATCGAAGCTGACATAGAAGAAACTGAGGAACCCACTGAAAAATAACTAAATATTTAGCGATTCACCCATTTTAATAGAAGGATTCTAATATGTCAAAAGAAACACCTGTAGTACTTACTGAAGTTTGGCAATTATTGATTGAATATATTCCTCGTCGAGATCAAGAAGCCGCGGCAGACGAATTAATTCGATATTTGGTAACTGTTCTAAGCAAGGAAGAATTAGATGATATGTCCGATATGGACGGAGATTTATCTGATGCATATTTAAAATTAGAAGATGAAGAAAATGATGTGGGATATGATCCAGACGAGGATTTCGAAGAGGATAAGTAATGTGGTATCAAAAAATTGTAAGGGACTTGAGTAATCTCCCAGATTTTATGGATTATTACGACGGGAAAATTAAAAGTCATAAACAATGTGTTCTTATCAAAGGTAACCTGGAAGCCAATCTAGCAAGGCTTCCAGGTGAAACTGAAATGATTTTTTCAGAACTTCAAGAAATTGAAGCCATTTTGAATTACCTCAATATTCAATTAAGAAAAATAAAACAGAAACATTATAAAGAATACCTAGAAGGATATAATCGTTCTTTAACCAGTAGAGACGCTGAAAGATATGCTGATGCTGA